CGCTGGTCGATGCCTTGCTGACCGCTCCAGCAGCCGCCATCTGATCTTGGAAGTTAGCATACTTCTTCGTTGCCAACGCAATCGGCAAGCCCATCCCAACAGCAGCACCAACCGCTCCAATGCCGATGGACTTGGCTTTCCGTGAAAAAGCGTTGAGCGACGCAGATGCACGCCGCAAACCACGCTGCAATTCGTTGCGGACGCGAAGAAGAACGTGAGCTCGCCCGGCTTCGATGTCACGTCTGCTTGGCATGTTAGTTTTTCTCCGCTTGCTGCCACGGTGGCAACGTCCCGACAATCAATAAGCCGCATTCTTTCACGCTCATTCCGCGTCTTGCGATGCGTCGCCGTTCGATTGGATTCAACTGATATGGTTGAATTGGCGGCCCCTTCATCTTCCAGGCATTAAGCAGATGAGCTTCGATGTGTGCCGCGATTGCCCAGTCGTGTTTGCATTTCGCTCGCTCCATCCGCCATAACTGCCGGAACGTCAAGCCGCTGGGGTCGACTCCGACGGTTCCGGCAAGGTAATCGCAGTGTCGCCTAATCCAATCTCCGTAAGATTCCCCATCGTGTCGCGAAACTTCTCTGTCACTTTCGAGCGGGTCGCCTCCGCCTCCCTCAGCATCGCTCGCATGTCCCGCAAAATCTGCCTCTTCCTTCGGGAGAAAAAACCGTCAAGGCCCTCCAAGATCGCCTCGGTAGCTGCGTCGATTGGCTCGCCCTGAATCGCCTCCTGAAACTGCTGTTGCGAGATGCCAGCTTGATCCGCCTCCGGCTTACAGATGGCCCATAAAATTTTGCTGATAAGCAGATCATCCCACTGTAGCCGATCGAAGAGTTCGCCCGTCAGAACTTCGCAAAGATTGACGCCCGAAAAAGTTTGAGCGCGTTCAATGCTCCCGTATGTCACCGGGACGATCCAATCATGCCCGGTGTTGTCAGTGAATTTGGCCATATCATACCTTAACTATATGCGTACCAATCTGGCGACACGATCGACCCGCTCTCATAGATGTCCGTATATTTCACGGTGATCGTATACACGGTTCCTTCGTTGTCGTCCTCAGATTTCTCCATCGAGGAGACGTACCCGCACATCCGCCATCCGCGTGGGTTATTGGCGAGCGGACCGTCTGCGTCGAACCATTCGTAGACTGTGCCGCTGTTGTAGCTGGCCAGCAGTGCAGTCAAAAGTGTATCGAGGTCGCTGCTGTCTGTTGTGCCGTAGACCCATTCGAACGTAAGTTCCTTGCTTCGCCGGCCCGGTCGCGTCGCATCATGAGCACTGGCTCGCTCGCTTACGTCCGCATCTGCCTCGCCGGCCGATACTCGCACGTTTCGCGAATTGCGGACCAACGTCCAGGAAGGGGCTGCGTGAGTCGCAGTGTTGTAATACAGCCGTCGTTCATGTCCGGCCTGTCGATAAGTTGTGAACGCCATTGTCTAGCCTCCTATGGCTCCGCTCCATTGCGGGCCGATGAGTGGAACGGATTTATCCAGTGCCGGTCCCATGAAGGGACGCGGCGGAAACTTCTGCTTTTTGTATTGCCCGCCATGCTCGTGAACGCCGCCAACTTCGCCAGCAAGCACGTGTGACGGACCTATGACCGCCTCTTCTCGCTGTCTGTCGACCTGATACAAGATCGCCCTCGGCAGTCGACCTTTGCGGGTGTGCGGGGAAAGCCCAGCAGGTGACGGCCTTTTCTTTGTTCGCCGAAATTGTGATTGGGCGACTTTGCGTAACAAGAACGCACTCCGCGAAAGGCTTTGCGGGATGCCTCGCTTTCGCATCCGCTCATAGATGCGGTTAAGCCGATTTTCGAGTAAGACTTTTGTTTCAATCATGCGGTCCACCGCAAACCCACGTCGTAACGCACACGCAACGCTGCAACGAATTGACGATTTTCTCGCAGATATTCTGGAGCCGCTGCGACCCTTATCCCAACATCCTCACTGTCTGAGTCTGGTGGTACGAATGCAGCCGTGCTGTAGTCACTTAGACGGACTCGACTTGGTGCTGTTAAGTAATCTTCGATTTCTTCCAGCAATGCAATATCTGCGTCGATCGCGTCATTTTGGATCTTTTGATTTTCGTCTTGGTCGGCAAGTTCGTATTTTCGCCGGACGACGATATCAAACACGCATCGACGCACGAATGTATCACGAGCCTGCGCAATCAGCTTTGACGAAACACGCACCACGTCAACCAGTACGTCGCCGACATTGGTATTCAGTTCGTCCGCAGTAAGGTAGGACCGAACCGGCGTGAAGGTTTGCGAAAACGTGCCAGCGTCGACCCCGTCTTGGAGTTCGCCGACTATCGCGTCGCCAACCGTTGCCAAAATCGCCGCCATGTCACGCCGCCTTTATCTCTTTCGTGTGGACTAAATACCGGTAGCCGCCGGGCTGCAACTCGGCAGCCGGACGGCCGGCTATCGGGCATATCTCGTATTCCGCGTCGCCTTCGTGAATCACCATGCCCGCCGTGGGTTCGACGGTCGAACCACCAAACACAATTGACGAAGCCGGTAAGTAGAAGTCCCGCGAAATCACTTTGATATTGAGCCCGGTTTCAAATTCGACCGAATCATATTCCTGCACGTCGAAAGTCGCCGTGAAAGAATCTGTTGTGAGCGAGCCCCGTCGCAATGTCACCGTGACGCCGAAAGCCCGCTCAACGGCGAGTTGTGCGCGGGCTTCGAACGTCTGGTGAAATAGTGTTGGCATGGCTCACCGCTTACGAGTAGTCAGGCAATTCCAACTCGACGCCCATTTCTAAGATGTCGAGATAGTTCGCGTTGGTGTCCGCCGTCTTCTGGATTTGCGCGAACAATTGCAGGCCGCTCGTGTAGTTGCTCATATCGAACCGCGTACCGCTCGCTACGCGACGCAATGCACCGCGAGTATTGGCCGCGTAAAATCCAATGTTCGATGGCCGGCCTGTGGATACCGACGGCGGTTCCACGGTCGTGATGCGTTCCGCAAAGTTGATCTCGAAACGCTTCCACTGAGCAACCAGCGTTGCACCCGTGGACTTGTCGTCGTTATTGTTCGTTCCGTCGTCCGTCTCAACGACAATCGAGTTGTTGCCGATTACGCGGAACAGTGCGGCCTGAGCGATCGAGTCAATGGCGTCGTTGCGGGCACCAGTCAAGCCGAAGGCGATCTGCGTTGTTGAGTCGACGGTGGCGACCGTCCGGGCGATAAACCACGCCCGGATAATCTCGTCAATATCGAACGGCAGAATGTCGTTCATATACAGACAGAGATTCTGCACTTCATTGGTCGCATCCAGCAGTAACCGAAGACCGCCGCCCGTGATGCCAACCATCGTAGGCGAGCCTGCCGCCGACGTGTCAGCCTTAGAGAACGGCGTGCCCAGATTGGACGCCGCAGCGGGAATCAAGTGATGCCCGCGAAAATCGTAACGGTACATCCGAGTCTGTTTAGCCATGATGTTTTTCCTTTCGAAAAATCAAGGACTGCCTGACTAGCAGGCGTTGCAAAAATCGTCGCAAGGACGGCTACGCACCGGCATTGCGAACGGCGTATCTCCAGTTTTTCGCAGCGACGGCCACACGGCCTTCGAGCGATACCCAGGTGACTTTGGTTTCGGGATCATACCAACGCTCGCGCCGGCCAGCGGTACCGAAGCCATTGAAGTAGGCCCGGACAACGGTAGCGGTATTGAGCCGCGTCGGGTTGCGAAGGCCGTAGTAGATCACAGTCGAGTTGTCACGCAGTTCCGGCTCGGGAACAATCAGGACCTTGCCGCGGAAGATGCCGACATTGGCTGTGGTCGCGGCCGTCTTACCTTCGATCACAATGGACGAATTCAGCGGAGCGAAATAGCGGATCGCTTCGTGATGCACGGCCCCGGTCGGAACGTAGATTACGTTGAGCATCCCGCGTACCCGCTTCGAGGTTGCCACACCGCCGATGTCAGCGTACAGAACCTCCATCGCTTCCCACTCGGAATCTTGCGGGGCCGCTCCAGAGGTCCGGGCGTTATTGTTCGCAGCCGCCCCAACGTCGGTGCGGTTGGCGAACAATGCCGAGCCGTCGAGTAGATTCGCATTGGCCGTGAAGATGCCGGTAACGGCCCGGTTCTGCGTGACCTCCCACGCCTCGCGAAGGCCGATCATGCCTTCCACGAAAGCGCCAAGGTCGTCATTCGCGATCATCACGGGCGTCCAGCCCCATTTGTTCGCAAATCGCTGCAAGAAGATGTAGCTCAAGACCTCTTCCGACAATCCGAGTTGCTTGACCTCTTCGGCGTCTTGGATCTCGTCAAGTTCTTCGACCACGCCCTTATTGATCATCGGGGCTGGCTTGAAATCGTTCAAACCGCCGGGAATGACCGCGGACACCAGCGAATAGCTGTAGTCGTCGTCGAGTTCGATCGTGTCGAGGAACTTGTTGGCGAGACTCGACAAGATATTAGGGAAGTCGCCGGGACGCGCCACGGGGCCGGCTTCCGAGCGAACGTATTGCCGCCCCTCGTTGCCGCTATAGAACACGTCATGATAGCCCGCTCGTTGCTGTTCCATCGCCTGCTGTGCGAGCAGTTCGCGACTGCCGTAGATGTCCGGCTTGGCCCCGGACAGCTCCAGGCACTTGCCTGCAACGGCCCACAGCGGATGGCCGACTAGGTCGCTGGCACTGTCGGAGATTTTGTCAATTCCACCGCAGCGATACAGCAACGCCTCGGTTGCGTCTTCGGCATAGCGGTCCCCGCCTTCGCCGGTCACTTTCACGCGGTCGGCACTCACGGGAGGTTCCTCCTTTGCTAATTCAGCGAGCCATTCTTCTCGAACTGACTTGACCGGCTTCGACAAATCGCGGGAAGCGGCCAATACCATGTCCGATGTGATCGTGTCCTTTTTCGTCGCCGCGTTCACGATGTCGCGAGTAGCGGTCAGATCTTCGATCCTTGCCTCCACCTGCTCATCCTTGGAAGGATTCGCGGCGGGCGATTGCTTCGGCGGATCTGCCGGCGGAGTCTTCGGCTCTTCCGCTTTCGGCTTGGGGGCTGCCTGCAATGCCTTTAGTACGATCGCATTGTCTTTTGGCTGCTCCTCGTCACGCGAACGGAACCAACCACGCAGAACCGCGTTGCATTCGGCGTCGGTCGCTTCGAGGCTCTCAATGAGCCCCAAGGCGAACAGTTGGGCTTTAGCTTTGGGGTCCACTGTTGAGACCTCCTTTACAGGGG